CGGTACTTTCGAGCGCGAAAACTACTACGTTTCGCCGGCCGACAGCCTTAACGGCTGGGACGCTGCGCGTCTTCGGCCTCCATGGCTCCACTTCGTTTGGGATATACCGGCAAAGCCGGTGGATACAAAAGCCCACAGGAGAAAAGGATATCTCCTGGGGCCTAGTGAGTCAAAGAACTCTTCCACCGAGCGGGCGGGTCACTACTTTAGTTCCCTTTCCCTTCTTCTTCCGACGAGCTTTCATTATCAGTCAAATCAAGATCAAACATAAGAACGAGAGTGTTATCGAAAAACTCAATCGCAAAATTCGGATACGAGATCAAAGCTGAGATCAGACCCAAAACAGATTGATGCTCGATGTAGGGCGAATCAGAAACGCTGGAACACTCTAAATACTTTGAAAGAAGGGGACACTCAAGAGTGTCAAGGGGAAGTGTTGTAAACTGGCCACCTTCGACACAGCCTACCTGGACAAGATCAACCTTAAGAGCAGGGTTAATACGACGAATAACAACATGAATCTGCGTCATAACGATATTATTTAAGATTATTTTGAAAGTCAACGTAAAAACGACGCCAAGCGAAGGACAATTCAGCCCAAAAAGCATAACCTTCGGGTGTGTTAGTGAATATGAAACTCAAAGAAATAAGATCGCCTATGCCTGAATGAGACGTATGCAATGCATTTTGAATTCGACGACGAATCACAGTTCGAAGTGCGTTATTGCCTTGATTACCAAACCCGCAGTTTGATTTAAAAGCAGAAAATACACCTCGACGGCGAAGCCACTCAACGAACAGATAATATAAAGCGTCAATTGGCAATTCAGGAATCGTTGAAACTCTAGTCTTTTTCATAATAATGAGGTTATTGGTTTACGATGTGAAAATAAGCAAAAATAACCAAACCGTAAAATTCAAAAAGTCGAAAAAAATGTTCAATTTCTCTCATGATAGCTACGACGAGTGTAGGTGCTGCGAGTCTGGGTTCCCGAAGGACCATACACCTCTCTAACTTCCTCATAATCCTGAGGGCCAACAGGAAGCGGGGGTTTACGACTAATGTAAGAAGCACCGGCGACGCCTGCGGCGGTAGCAAAGGAACGAATAACGTCATGAGCAAGACGAAGCCTGGAGTTACGCAAATCCCAACGGGCAGTTCCAGTATCAAGTTGAGCGACTTCAGCAGCAGCGGACTTTAAAATAGCTGTAGTCTCAGCAACTTTCATTGTTTTTGTCTCGACAACTTCACCTTTATCATTACGAATCTGAACAGGAACTTCCTTTTCCCAGTTAAGTTCATACCACTTTTCCAAATCCTTGAGTTCCTGGGCGTTAAGCTTTATACGAGATTCGGATTCAGCAGCAGCGGAAACGTTTGCGATAGCGGAAGACCAGGCAACAGCAAGAGCCGCGCCGGCTTGGGGCTCAAACCAATCATTCGTTAAACGAATATTTTGGTATTTTTCCTCCAAAATACCAGCCATAGCCATAATAGAGGACATTTTATAGCCCTGGGTGACGCTAGAAAGATAGGCATCAATAGCCACAATCTGAGCCTGCGCTTCATGAAGGTTAGCGAGCTCACGAGCATCTTTAACGTTATGCTGAGTAATCTGCAACTCAAGCCTATCCATCCGCTCTCTCCAATCTTGAGTATGGGTATTACCACGAAGGTTGGCAGCTTCTGCCTCATCTCGATCAGCGGCGGCAGCATTACGATCAACCGTAGACTGCGCAACCATATTTTGTGCAATAGCGGTAGGATCTCCAGGAGAGAAAACACCAGGGGAGACAGAAGCGCCGCCAGAAGGACCAGACGCGGAAGGCATACCCGCAGAACCACCAGACATAGTAGCATTCACGCCGACACCAGAAGAACCTAAAACGGCAGCAGGAGTAACACCAGCTTTCAAATAACGATCGAAAACCTTCGAAGGATCATTATAGGCGTTCTCGTAGTCAAACTGCTTCTGCCAATTAGCATAAGAAAGCTCTGACTGTTTCTGCATTTGCTCCAAAGCGTATTGCTGTTGAAGCTTCATTTGCTTTTGCTGAAAACGCCATTGACGGCGAGCATTCATGCCACCAAAAAGCTGGCCTAAAAAACCGGTAATCAAACCATTAGAGCCAGTAGAAGCAGCAGATTGACCAAGAGCCTGACCAAAAGATGCAGCGGCGACAGGGATAGGCATACTACACGTGAGTTAAATTGTTAGAACGAATGACATAATCGACACGCACAGTATCGATGTGAACACCACTACGATGCAATCTAGCCTGTGCGGAACACGAGGACAAGAAAAAGGCAGCCAAAGCAGCGACAATAGACGAAACGAGCGTCCAAAAGGCTTTAGACTTGTAGAAGGGCGGTTTAGTATCAGACATCAGAGTAAGATTTAAAGAACGATAGAAAAATGCGCGGCCTCTCCTGCAGTCGTTACCAATAACCTTCAGCAATTCACGAACTCTCGCAGAAGGGGTCCGCGCACGTAGCATATATCGTCGAGTAAAGGATATGCTATTTTTCTTCAGAATTAGTAGGGCTTGAGGCAGATTTTGGCTTATCAAGCTGTGAATCAATGAGTTCCTGACCAACCTCGAGACCATCGAATTTGTCCATGCGAGAAAACGAATTAGGGTCAAAATCGATTTCAGGGTTGAACTTTTCACCCTTATCGAAGTCAGAAGATTCTGCTACTACATCCGGGCGACCAGGAAGAACATCAACTGAACCAGAACCATCAAGTACAGACAAAATACGCTGCCCGCGAGAAATAAAATCTTCGCGATCTTCAATCATCCAATCAAGTGCCATAAGATATAATATTAACGATTAGACAAACGAGTTGCAAAAGTCTTATTGATGAGGCACTTCTTCTGAACTGCATAAGACATATTCACAAAGAAGTTATCTTCTACATCAGAAGCGAAAGGAGAATTGACCTGCGATAAATCGACAAAAAGAGCAGGCGCATAATCGGCCTTTGAAGGCCAAAAGGAACTCCAATGCAACTGACGCTGTTGCACCCAATAAGCATAAAGATTTCGACCTTGGACATTTCCAGCGGTACTAGAGATTTGGCCTAGAACCTCATCATAAGAGGCGCGAAACTCATTAAAGCAAGGCTCTTGCGAAAAAGTGTTCTCGACAACACCGCCAACAACATTACCAAAACGCCAATTAGGTACGCTCTGATATCCTATATCATTATAAATCGGATTGAAGTAATCAGAACCTCGATAATTCAAATAGTCAGGTTTAATTTGCGACCAATAATAAACAGGACGGATACTCAACATATCAATCATATAACCGGGTTCACGGAAATAGTAAGACTGTCGGCGGCCTAATCTATCATTGAAAGCAATAGCGCCACCTTGTTGCCCAAGAGGGCCATTAGTTGGCGAATTGTTAAAATTATTCTGTCCAGCCTGATTCATAATAATCTGCACGTTGACAGTCTGCGAAGCGCTGAAAAGGAGTTTTGGACGGTCCACATGCTCGATCTTGGAAGCAAAAAACGTTTCCAACCAATCACTATAGCGACTACCTCCGGCACCAAGAAGATCCTTATATTCCTGAAGACGAGAAGCAATAGCTAACTGAGGAATAGTTTGAACGCCAGACATTGAAACGGCAGAACTACTACCAACAGGAAGGAGCCGGCTAAACCGATCAGGATTAGACGGAATGACGGCCATAGGATGGGCAAGATTAAAAATAATAGGCTCGGCAAGACCCTTTGAGTCATCACGCGAGCTAAATTGATCAAGGGGGGCGGACGAATCCCAGATACTAAGCGAAGTCGGTTGAGACGCAACCGGATAGCCATCACCAGCGGCGCCAGCGGCAGAACCTGTAGAGCCAATATCAGAAGCAATGATCTGTCGAAGCAAAGCAGAACGACAATAAGTATTATTGGAAGTTGCTACAGCCGAAGGATAAAACTGACTCTCAAAATAGGCATCAAGGAATTCAAGATTACCGTAGCGCTGGGTAAAATACGAATCCGAAGCATTCGAATTGAACGAGTAAGTACCGTTAGAGGCAGTAGAGTGGCCTGTTACAAGATAATACCAGGAAGCGGGCCAAGCAAAGGAATAAAGACCCCACTGCGAATAACCGTAATAATTTCGGACGATATCCCAATAAGCAAGATACGTATCAGCATTGGCCCAAATACCACCAACGATACCCGAAGGGAGGTTAACACCGGAAGTTGAAGCAGGCGTGGTAAAATCAACAACGCGGTTAGATACACGCAGCCAATACATGAGCGAATTAGAAAAAGTCGCAGTAACCGCGGGGGTCGCGCCGGAAGAAGGGATTCCCGGAACAGCGTTAATCCAATTCAAAGAAAGGCTATTCATATCAAACTTACTACTATTCGTCCTCAACTCGGGATGATACAGCTGAAGCGGCACCCAAAAACGATGCAAACGAATAGTGTAGGGATTGAATGTCGGAACGGCAAGAGGGTTGCTCCGAACATCAATGCCCTGCTCAATAGAGACGCGGTCACGGGCGTTAATAAAATCGATTCTCACCGGATACAAAATACCCGGCGTGCACGTAAAGGCCTTACTCTCAGGAACATCGTAGCGAGAGTAGCCGTTTACAGCGTGTGAAATGAAAGGTTGTCTTCCCATAAATTAAATAATTAGTTGAAGTTTATAGTGATCTCTCCAAAACTGAAGAATATCCAAATCTAACCAAGTAGGGGGGTCAAAATCGGGCATCTTCCGAGAAGACGCAGAGAAGCGCATTATTTGCTTTAGCTCCCACACGTACGACGCTCTACGGGATACGGCGGAACCGAGGGAGAACCGCTCAACGCACAAAGACACAATACGCTTAACCAGAGGAGACTTGCTGAAACGTGCATAAGCATCAGCAGCGGCAATCGAACGAGTAACTTCGTCCTCCTGTTTAAGGTATCGGTAGTAATAGCGAGGAATCGAGTAATTATAATTGATACGCTTCTCAAAATCAAAATAAGACCACGACGAAATACGAGCAGAAGGGCGAGGCTTATAACCAAGAAAATCACCAACGCCAGCAGATATGAATTTTCGCGTATAACGGCGATGTTGGAGGACAATAGCCAAAGATGTAATTTTTCCATTTAAAGTAATGAATTTATCCGAGATTTCCTCAGGGTTAAACTGAATTTGCTTAGTAACATATTTAACGCAATATCGGGCACGCTTGAGAGTTGCTTTTGCAAGCCACACAAAACCAAGGTCTCGAACGGCAGAGCGAATCGTGTTATAGAGAACGTTTGTGCCAAAAAGAAAGCCATGAAAGTGTAATCGAGGTTCGTTTCCCATTTCAGGATGAGTGCCGAACTCTTGAAAAAAAGCATGCTTGAATGAATGACCAAGCTTGTGCCGCAAACGCTCATTGAAACGGCGGATGAATCGAGAAGGATCCAACAGAGCTTCATTGTAATACTTCGGAGCAATCGTTATAGTAATGAAAATAGCCTGCTGGTTATCAGCCTTACAACGAGCAAGCTCACGCTCTAAACGCACAAACCAATCGTTACGCTGACGACGCAGGCAGTCTTCACACTTGCCACAAGGGACAATCAGCCACTGGCGGGCAACATCCCAGGGACGAAGAGCCAAAGCGGATTTAGCGACATCGGAACCATTACGACAAGGGTTCTTCTTGTCGAAATAACGGCGATTACGTATCCATATGGGAGAAGAGCAAGCCATTAGAGCAAACTTCTAAGACAGTCAAATTTAACGCAAGGATGATCACGACGACAGCGAACAAGATAATCAGCCGCAGGAATTTCGTCGGAAAACCAAGCAATAACAACTCGTTTTTTACCGCGATATGTGCCAACAGAATAGCGATAAGGAGTGCTATCAACAACAGGAGAAAACCTAGGCCTAAAATCGAAATTATCCATAATTCAAAAATATTACTCTACGCTTCGAAAGACGGTACTTTCGAGCGCGAAAACTACTACGTTTCGCCGGCCGACAGCCTTAACGGCTGGGACGCTGCGCGTCTTCGGCCTCCATGGCTCCACTTCGTTTGGGATATACCG